TGCCCTGTGCGAGGAGCGCCATCAAATCTGGCGGTAAGGTACCAGACTGGCCTTCCGGCGCGCCTACGGTCGATACGTCAGGTGCTCCTGGGGCTTGCGGAGCCTGCTGAGGCTGTGGCCTTACCAACAGGTGGTCAGGGTTAAGTCCCATATAGCTCAGGGCGGTACGTACTGCGTTCTCAGGGTCATAGCCGAGCTGGGCCAAAGCAGGAACCACCATGTTTAACATCTCCATACCTTGACGGGCACGAGACGCAGGGTTGACAGCCTGGGTGGAACCACCCTCAGCTTCAACAGAGAACTCGCCGTCAATGTCGGCAGCAGAGATCTGCAACCACTCAGGGGCGGTAGGTCCGGCGATACGGATAGCTTTACCCTCATCAAGGAACTGCTGACACAAAGCCAAGATGCGCGTACCAATCTCGCGTGACGACTTCTCCACCGAAACCATCTTCTCAAGGGCTCGCGTAGTTGTCGCACCCTCGACCGCCGCAGCGGCAGTGGCGGGAACACGTGAAGCGCTACTCATCGCACCGATCTGCAAGTCAGACACACCCAAGATACGCTGAGTGTACTCTTGAAGTTTGGCTTCCATCACGAAGTTATCGGCAGGGGTAGCGAGACGTTGCACAGGTTGCAGCACATCTTGAATGCTGACGTTACCAGGCAGGTCAATCGGAATGACCGCATCCGGAGTGTTCGAGGACAGGGCCTTAGCCAGTTCCGGTGTCAATACTTTCTTGTTGATGAAGTACTTGTTACCGACACGCTTAAGGTCGTTGATTTCTGCGATCATGATTTCGTTAATCATCAGCTGGATACCGGCGACGTTTTCAACGTCTCCGAAGCCCCAGAAGGTAGACCCTCCGTCACTGAAGTTACGCATGTGAACAAACGGTGGGTAACGGTGAGCATACGGGATAGGTCCCTCGTACAGCGCACGTTCCCCGTCAAGTTGGAAGATGCAGAGCGTACGGTCACGCATGTCGTAGAACTCGTAGACCGTAACATAAGCAAACACTGATGGCAACGCCATGTCTTGCGTGGTGTACATGTTCTTTGTTGCCTCATCAGCATACGACGTGTCAACCTTAAGGTCTTCAACAGCCTTCTTGTCAAACATGTCTGATGCTTCAAACTCATCCTTAGGCAGACGCACACGTTGGCATACCCAGCGTGTCTGGTTCATTCTGCGTGCATCAGCTGGAAGGAAGATGTCGTAAGGTGAAACGTATTCCACAAACGGCTCGTCACTTTCCACTAGACTTTCTGTCAGTTGAACGGCATCTAAAATCTCAGATAGCTCAGTCTCAGACAGTCCCATACCGTACTCACCCGACAGTTGCGACGCGGCGTTAAGAATCTCTGTGGTCTCTACGGTGATCTCTTCAGCAGTGCGGTCACGTGTCTGCTCACTATAAGACCAGCCCACTTTGCCAAAAGCATTGCCCAAAATAACCATGTCTTGGGTCATGTCACGTAGCACGCTCGTAGCATCAGCGCGCTTCCAGAAGTAATCCAACACGGCTTTGGCGATAACGCCATTCTTCTCCACAACTTCAGGGTCACCGTTAAGAGGGGTGATGATAAACTTGGGGTCACGTGCAGCGACAGAGTTGATAATCAACGTCAAGTGTGGGAGCAGCATGTTTACCGTGCGCATAAACGCGCCAGGTACCGGGAAAGGCAGGATCCTGTTCAGGTCAAGCTGGGTTAGTTCCCGCTGGGCTCCGGTACGGTACAGGGCTTCGAGCATCTGCCAGTGTTCGTGGACGGGCTCCATGCGCCGTATGGCGTCACGGATTGCTGACTGCTTGTCGTCCAATGTGTATCGGCTTTTGTACTGTTCAGCCACGGTAGCTCCTAGGTTTGTGCATCATTTCACTATTCATGTATAGAAGTTGCATGGCGTTTTCCCGTTGTTCGTCTATTTCTGCTATGCGCCGGTCCCGTTCCTCGTAAATAAGGCTCAGGTCTAACGTGTTGGGCTGTTTCCATGTAACTTCCTCTACTACAGCCGCAGATGGGGAGGTATTTGTGTATTCTTCGATGAGTACCCACAGGGTGATGGCCAGAGACATGACAAGGTCGTCATGGCAGCCTACGTCTGCGGCGTAACGTATGTTGCCGCTGTGTGTTTCCTGGGTGACGAACTGGCCGAGCTCCATACGGAGCGAGGGGTACAGTCCTTGCAAAAGCATCTCTCCGTTGTCGACGGCTACATATTTGGCTAGACGGTCGATAACGGCCCTTCTACGGTCTACCGTCATGGGGAATGAGAACATCCTGGTGGCCCGTGACCGTTTGGCACCGGTCTGCTGGTGCATGTACGGGTTCGGGTAATCTAAATGTCGGTGAAGTTCGTTGATTGGTAGGGAACCTTGACCGCCTTGATCTTCTACGGCCATCAGGGCTGCCCATTGTTTACCAGCAAAGAAACGTCCCAACCGGTCTAGAGATGCGGCGAACTCTGGTGGTTGAACAGTGTTGGAATGGTAGTAGCCTAGAATCTCTGGTTTGCCATCGTCGTCTAGTGTCATGACGTGCGCGGTCGCATAGTCACGGCCCACACCTTGGGAAGGGTCAGCTCCCACCACATAGAACCCTGTTGGGTCTGGCGACAACGTAGCTAACCGCAAAGGACCGTTGATATCCGGTTCGAACTGTATTGTCTTATCGTCAGTCCACACAAGGTCGCCACGGTACGGCAAATCCATCAAAACGTCATCGGGAGGTAAACCTAAGAAACGAGGGCGGCCCGATTCACGGAATGCTTCCTCATCATCGGTAGGGTACTCTTGAAAGAAACGCCACGGCTGATCGGCGAACTCCCGACGCTTCCCGTCATACCGTGTCCGGCATGACCCGTTCTCACCGGAACACCAGTTACAATCTTTGTCACAACGCATAAACGGTGACACCGACCAAGGTTTAAAGAACGGAACAAACTGGGACTGGCCGGCCTTAGCGTAACGGTATGTTTTAGCGAAACGGTTATATGCACCACGGGCAGTGCTCACAACCATCATAGATCCACCGGCGTCAGTGGTTGGTAGCAGCGTACGCAACACGTCCTCCTGCAAGGAGGCAGGCTCAACGAGGGCCGCCTCGTCCCACAGGACGAAGGTGGCGGTTTCACCAGCAAACACACCGTTCGTCGCAGGGCTAGCCTTCAAATATGAAAGCATACCGTCAGCGGTTTCAAACGAAATGCCGTTCGACGAGTCGTTCTTGATACGGGGCCCACGTTCCTTCATCCACTCCGGCAAAAACTGGTATGCCATACGGGCCTGTGCAAGGTTCTTGTTAGAAGACTTCTGAGTTTCCGAGATGATAAGGATGTTAGCACCAGGACGAAACAGTGCCAGCCACAAAGAATGCGCCATACCCAGCGTTGTAAAACCAATCTGACGTGCCTTTAACGCGATCACAAACCGCTGCGACTTAGTCAAGTTCAACAACTCAGCCTGATAGTCAAACAGATGGAAACGCGTACGACCCCGAGGGTCCTTCTCCGAAGGCACCCAAACATACGTGTCAATGAAGTAAGCCTCATCGGCGGCGCAACGACGCCACTCAAGCTCCACCCACAACTGGTTAACTCTCTTCTGCCGCTTATCCACGAGACGACTCCCAATAGTAGTTCTGCATATGCCAAACAGCCAACACCTTATCAGAGATACGCACATGCCGGCCACCGCACCAACAGACAACAGGGTTATCCTGCTCATCCCGTTCATCCGACGGTTTCACCGTCCCGTACCAGTGACGAAGATGCAAAGCTCTACCAGCCTCATCTTCCTCAGGGAACGCGTGAACAACCGTATACATGCTACTCCTTGGCAACGGTCCACCCGTTCCGACGCAACGCCTCAACCAGAATGTCCTCACCCAGCAAAACAAGCGACTCAGCAACCAGCTCATCCATATCCTCTCCAGACAACGTCGCAGAACGAGCCGCGCTCTCCTCCTCAACAAACGGCTTACCGTAGGTTTTAAAGTACAAGTCAAGATACTTCGGATTACCACCCTTAGCGCCCTCAACCAGGGTCTGCTTAACGACATGGTAGTCGCCCTCATCAGCGGAAGTAGGGGAAGAAGTCACAGCATCAGCAACACGTGTGACACGCGTCACATCAGCAAGTTGGGAACGACGCTCAACAAACAGCTCGTTATCTTTCCAACGGCGAATAGTGCGATCAGTGATACCCTTAAGCTTCGCCCACTCAGCCTCAGTCGAAACAGCACCACGCTCAACTTCGGGCAGCAAAGACCACAGAATGTACTCGTCCCACAATGGATTAAGTTTTCCAGACATACAGCCCTCTCATATCATATTGCATACTCTGGGGCAAGAAAACTGAAAAGCCTTCTAGTCCTGTGAGCAAAATCCTCAAACAGGACACCGTAACCGATTCCGGTATCGGCCCCCCAAGGGGCCGATCCGGTTACCGGACCGTAGCGCCTTGAGGCGCTCCGGTACCGGAGCACCGGTGGCCTGTGTGGAGGGTTTATATATAGCCGCCAGTGGGGAGATAAAACTCCCCAGGTGACGCAAGTCACACCAGAGCACCGCGCGGCTGGGCCGCGACCGGCTCCGTTGCCGGACCCTCCGGTCTGATTGTCCTTAACAAGAGCCCCATCGTGGGACGCGGACACCATCGGACACAAAATGAACAAAACGGTCACCGATGTCCACCAAACAGCCGCCAAAATGTCCGCCGTTTGGACACCCCAAAACCGTGGGCAAAGTTCCCCTGCCAGCCTCCAGGGGATCCCGATGTCCGGCCTCAAAATGGGTCAAAAATGCCGTTTTCATAGTATATACTACGCGCACCCCCCCGCCGTGGGGGGAGGTGGGGGGTCGGGGCCCTGACCGGTAGTCCCGTGTTCGGGCCCGTGTTCCGGTCCACGGGTGTCAGGGGCCGGACTGGGGGGCGGGTGACAGAGAACGGGGGGGCTTGCTCTCCTATCACCCCTGACATTGGGACACGACGGGACGGGCGGGTTGCCGGTGGCCGGTGGTCCGTGTCCCCTGTTACAGCTAGCGGATCTAGGGCCGAAAGTGTTAACCTAACGTTCATCTTCTCTCTATTGCGTCCCGTCCTACGGCCCTCAAAGTGATACACATCAACGCCACAAGGAGTTGATAGACAAAGGAGATTACAGACATGAGTAACATACTAACAGTACCGCAAACGTACCTAAGCGAACAAGCTATACTTAACCTAGATGATTTAGGATCGGTTGCCGCTAATCTGGCGGACTACGCCCGTCAAGGGTTGCCGCTTGAGAATGCAAGAGTGCAGGAGCTGCTTCAAGCTTTACGCCAGTTAAGCAACGTTGCATTGGTGGTGGCCAAATGAGCACAGAGATCACCGCACCGTTTAAGGGCCGTGCCGCATGGGTACCGGTACATACGGACGCCGTCGCATCGATCGCGGCGACGTTCCGGATTGCGTCAGCTGACGACATCATTGAGGGCTTGCGGTGGTACCGTGACGCCGCCACCATTGCAGGTGGCGTCGGCCGTGCCGCCGGTTACCGTGGCAAGCGTGCGGTTACCGTTGGTGCCGGCATTCTAGCTGCATTGTCACCGGCGTTACTGTGGTCCGATTCTATACCGGTTGCGCACGACATCGCCGCAACTGGCACCGTTGGCACTGACGCGTTCACCACTGACGCTAACGTCGTAAAAGCGTTGGCGATCAAGAACGGCGCCGATCCGCTGACGGTTTTAGTTGGGAATAAGGTCCGCGCGTTCTATGCGTCGATTATCGCTAAGGGCGAAACTGACGCCGTGTGCGTGGACCGTCACGCGATGGCGATTGTTGCGGGACGTAAACTCACGGACCGTGAGCAGGGCGGCATCATCAACGTCGGCGTGTATGATGCGGTTGCGTTGGCTTACGTTGACGCGGCGGCGGCGTTGGGACTGGCACCGGCGGTACTGCAAGCGATCACCTGGGTGACGTGGCGCCGGTTGACGTTCCGCCGTCGTGCCGGTTTTGTACCGGTTGAGCTGGCAATCTAGCTGGCGGCCCGCGCAGCCTGATGCGCCCACCTTGTGAAAGATGGTGGTGGTGAAGCGAGATCACCGGCGGGCACTATACACAACGGACGCTTGCGCGTCCCGCGTGTAACCTTCAGGAACGGGGGCCGGTAGTCCGGCACAGTTACCTACAACACGCGCCAGCGGTGAACAGCTGGCACCATAATCAGGAGATTATAACATGGATATATCAATCAACATCATAGAGTTTGAGCAGGGCACGCTTGACGACGACGCAGTCATTGAGCTGTTCCAGGAGTTAGTTAACACTGGCCTGGCCTGGCAGCTGCAAGGTAGCTACGGCCGCACAGCTGCAGATCTAATCGACGCAGGACTAGTTAAGGTGGCCCGATGAGCCGCATACAGACACACTACAGCTGCATAGAGTGCGAACGCGTATTTGATCTGATGGACGAAACAGACGCGCAAGAGTGGGCGTATGGCCATGATTGTGAGGTGCCCGCATGAGCGCGTCGTTCGATTACTCGTTCCGCATAGTTAAGGTTAAGCGCGGCACAGAGAACACCGCTTCATCAATCAGCTACACCGCACTGCCGCTTGAGGTACGCGGCACGCTAGAGATGGCATGGCAAGAACGTCTAGGTTTGCGACGTTGGTGCATTTTGGAGCCACGCCTAGAGTCATCGGTAGAGATAGCGGAGGACCAGTTGCGCGCCATTGCGCGCGACATGCTCGCCGACATTGCCGATGTGTGGGAGTCAACTGCAACAGAGATTGCCATCATCATTGCGCAGACTACGGTGCGCGGTCCTAGATTTGTTGAGCGCGGCACCGTTGTCAAGGGTGAAGCACGCAAGCAACGCGAACGAATCGCACGCAAGCTGGGCAAGGGCGTCAAGCACTCACGGCACGGAATCACCCTGGAGGGAGACCACAACACGTGGCCAACATGGGACGTTGCGGACCGGTTTGTGCGCGGCACGCTCACCGACGACGAGTTGCGCGCGGTACGCGTGTCGTGGCATCGCACCCACTACGAGAACTTTGATCAGGTACGCAACGAGTACCATACAATCTACGCAGACGCAGAGCACCTATTGAGCCAGCGGAATACAGTTAGCAAAGTTGGCTACGAGTGGCAAGCTGTACGCCACACCCTAGACCCTCAGATTGCTGAAGTTGTCGAAGCACTATCTGGCGAGTGGCACGGTACCGGACTCGAGCTGCTAGAAGCAGCAAGCGCACTGGAGCTAACACACTAACACCTGGCGGATAGTCCGCTTCCCCCGTTCCGGCACTGGCTGGCGCACCGTTCGCGACGGTGGCGGGGACGACACACAACGGACGCGCAACAACGCGGGCGGGTGAGTTACATGCAGTTTCGAGGGAACTCGGAACGGTAAGCTAGGTAAGACCGGCACGGCGGAACCGTGAGCAACAGCTCGAAAGGGCAAAAGGAGAATAACAACGTGAGTCATGAATATGTAGAAAATTGCGACAGCTGTGACCGAATCATAAGCGCCGAGCAGTGGCGGCTGATGGGGGCATGTGTTGATTGCTCGAGGCAGCTCCGTTCCGCTTGGGCAAAGATTGACAGCGCTGAAGGTGGTCAATCATGAGCCACAGAACAAGGCCACACACCCACCGACGCAACGTCTGGTCATGCCTGACATGCGGATCTGAGTGGCATGGTACGTGCAGTACGTGCCCTATAGTCAGACTAAAAAACTCAAACCGAAAGAAGGGGGTGAAGAATGAATCAAGGGTATAAATCAATCATCCAGGAAACCGCAGTACCGGCATCACCGGAACATCGGGAACTGGTACGCGAGAACTTCCGAGTTCTCAACGAGATAAGCAAGGCCTGCAAGAGCGGAGACGCTGAGCTGGTCAAGAGACTGTCAGCACTGCTGGTGCTGCCTGAGTAGGTAGTGGGGCGTACCGGCCAAGAGTCGGTACGTTGCCAAGGGTTATCTGGCTCGGTTGCGGGGTTCAATCTCCTTGACCGCAAGCGGTAAGCAAGCGCGCACAGCGTGCTCGCCAGATAACTCTTGGGAGCGATTTTGCTCCACCAAACACACACACCCAAGGAGGGTATCATGCAACACAACCACGACGAATGGCTCCACGATGCAAGTGGCAATCCATACGCGAGGCGGCCAACAGCCAGGCAACTGCCGACACAGCCATCAGGTGACAATGACCGTCACCGGCTGCTCGGACCTGGCGCAGGTCATCGCCGCACGGACAAGTTCTTCGACGGTATCATCGTCGCTATCTTGTTCGCTGTTGGTATCACCATGACGGTTGGACTGCTATCTATGCAGCCTAAATCCGGTGGTGACACACCGTTCCGATCCGATACAGGGTCTGGACAGTGTTCCAAATAAGCTCGACGGGAGGGGTAGTCTTGTACTACTCCCTCGTCTCTTATTGTTTCGCTCGCCACGCAGCGTCAGTTGCCATCACGCAGAGTGACTGTTTCCCCAGTCATTGTGCGGTTTGGCCACTGTAAGTGGTTGCCGAAAGGTTGTGTGTTTTGTGTCAAATGGCACAGCACACACCGGATACACAGTACTGTCCCAGTAACACGTTCTTGGGCAGGACAATCAACCGCACGGTTCCGGTTACCGGTACCGGAGCGGCCCCCCGAGGGGCCGCTACTGGACACGGAGCGGTTGAGCAGCACAATCATAAATACCTATCGTCCAAAGGAGGACACCATGAAT